GCGAGGACCACAACGAGCAAAAGATCGAGAAGGGCGAGAAGATGTCGAACGAAGAGGTCCGCGGCCACTTGCAGCAGCGCGCCGACGAGCACCAGAAGGCCGGCCGCAAGGCGGACGCCGACGCGATGCGGGCGAAGATCGCGCAGCTCAAGGAGAAGCACGGGATGGGACCAGCACCGCTCGGGAAGGCAGAAGTAGCAATCGGCCAAACGCGAAGCGGCAAGAATGTCATGGCGCCATCCCGCCAGCACATTCAGGCCGAGGCTGCTTTCGCCAAGGCCGTCGGGGCCTATGGCCACCATCACCCTGAGATCGATCGAGCCGCCAATACCCTGCAAGAGCATCACGTCCAACACATGAAGCAACACCAGGGGTTCTCCGCTGAGGATCACGAGGATGCTTCCAAGTTGCACCAAAAATTGGCAAATTCCAGCCAAATGGGCGCCGGAACTCGCGGCGATATCCACAAGGATCTCATGAACACACACGATGTCGCAGCTAAGACCGTACGCTCCGGCGGCAAGCCTTACTGGGAGAACGAAACGCAGAAGTCCGAGCTCCTAGCCGGCGCCCGCCACCACTACGCCCGCGTCGTCCGGTTCCAGCAGCTCGGCAAGTCCGAGGAGGTCGCCAAGTCGGCCACTATGTGCGCCCTGTACGTGGCCAAGATGGGCGGCGACCCCTCCAAGGACGTGCCGGCGGAGGTGCGCAACTGCGGGCCGGTGGACCTACAGAAGGCCAGCTTCCGCCTGGATCGCGAGGTGCGGGGGCTGCCAGCAAAGATGCTGCCGCTGATCAAGGCGACGCCACCTAATTTTGGCTCTTCTCTTGGCGAAGAGGAGCGACGGCGCGACGAGACGCCCATCCACGGTCACAGGGATCTCGGCCTTAAGCTCATGAGCTGGCACTCCAGCATGCATGACCCGATTTACGGCACCGGGTCTACGTTTCATGCTGGTAAGCCAGTACCGAAGTGGCAAGTTCAAGCTACGCTAGACAACATCTCCAAGCTGCACCAAGAGGCGCAAACTCCAGAAGGCGCTCAGCGCGGTGGCTGGGGTCCTGCCGAGGTGCGCGAGCTAGGGGGCATCAAAAACCACCTGACACGCCTACTCAAGACGCCAAAAGCCCCCATCCAAAAAGCCCTCACCGGCGCCCCCGGCGACACCGCCCCGGGCGCGACGATGGACGGCGGGGCGCTGGAGCTAGCCGAAGACGCGAAGCACGGCGCGAAGGAGGTTTGCGCCGAATGCAAACAGCCGATCAGCTACCACCAGCACTCGCGCAAGTGGAACCACTCTAACACCCAAGACAGCGAGAAGCCGCATCAGAGCGTCCGCGTGCGACCGGAAGGGTGGTCCTCGGCGTGGCACAAGTCGGTAGAGAAGGCAGAGAAATCCGACGTCATCGGCGAGGTAGGCAAGAGTGGCTCTAAGACGCTCGACATCGGCGACGGCTGCTAGAGCCCCTCGCCCTCCCCAGGAGCACAACGAGGATCACGTCCGCGAGCTGCATCTCCACGCTGACAACAACGAGTCGCTATTGCCGCAAGTCGAGGCTATCGAGAGCAACCTGGCCGATAGGATGGCCGCCGGCAAGTACGATCATGCTCTAGCAGCTAAGGCGTTTAGTCACCTAGCGGACGCCGCGGCAAAAAGCTACCAGCAGCAGTTCAGTTCTGCTGGTGGTGGGGCAATGTTTTCTCCCGCCGATCGTCGCGAGGTCGCCAACCGCCTAGCTGATAACTTCCGTGATGAAGCTGGCTTGGGTAACTTGGATAACCGCTTGCATCCTCGCTACCGGGAGCGCGGCGTGACGCTCGCCAACCACCCGGCCACCAAGGCCCCAGATCTCGCTCGCAAGGTCGTCCTCCCTTCGGACGGCTGATCCAATCTGCTGGGCATGGCCCAACGCCTCACGACCCGCAACGGCTCGACCAACATTCCTGGCGGATATCCGTCGCTAAATGTACTTAACAACGCCTCCAACGTCCCCGGCGGTGGCATCCTGTGCTTCATCGGCGAGGCGGATGCCGGCCCCCACTGGTCGCTGGAGTCGGACCTCACCCAGAACTTCTACCGACCGACGCAGTTCGCCTCCTTCCGGCAGAAGTACCTGACCGGCAGGGCCGTGGACGCGATGTTCGGGGCGATCAACCCCAGCCAGGACCCCAAGCTGGGCGGGGCGCCGCAGGCGATCTACTTCATCAAGACCAACAACTCCAGCAAGGCGTCGGCGGCGCTGCCGAAGATAGGCGGCGGCACCTACCACACCCTCGCTGACAAGAGCTGGGGCGAGTACGGCAACCTCATCTCGTACGCCTCCGCCGCGGCCCAGGCCGAGGTGGCGCCGACCACCGGCCAGTTCACGCTGCTGGTGCCGAACAACACCACCGACCTGAGCCTCCGGGCCAGCGGCGGCGCGGCCCTGGCGTATCAGATGGCGGCCCTGGACACCCCGACGACCACGGTGGCTGGTCTGGACGCCCTGGCCGGCATCTCGGCTACGGGCGGCGCCAACCGCTCGATCCTGACTGTAGCCGGCACGCTCGCGGCGGCCGTCTCCAGCTACCAGCTGACCCTGACCCGCTCGGTCGCGTGGGCGACCACGCCGACCGTTGGCGACACCCTGTTCATCCCGGCGGCCAGCCCGGTAGGAGGCACTCACGCGCTGCTGCAGCCTTCGGTTGACGCCGCGCCGTCGCAGATCAACACGATCCTGAAGCTCAACAAGTCGGGGTCGGGCGGCAACGCGGTGACGCTGGCCACCGTGGCGGACGGCCTGGGGGCCGGGAACATCACGGTCGCCGGCAACGCGATGACCTACCACTACCAGTCGGGAGTCTCGACCGTGGCCAACTTCGAGGCCCAGGTGGGTGCCGGCGTCGCCGTCACCGCCGGCCTGGTCGTGGTCACTACCCCGGGCACAGGCGCCACCGTCCTGACCGCCCCCGGCGACACGATCGCCGCGACGGCCTTCCACTCCGGCGCGGACGAGAACGCCGGCAGCTACGTCGTGACGGCCGCCACCTCGACCACCATCGTCGCCACCAAGCTGCTGGACGCCTCCGGCGGCGCCGGCGCCCTGACCGCCCCGGTGGCCGTGCCGGCCTGGACCGTGCTAGCTACGACCGACGCACGCTGCTTCTCCCCAGCGACCATCACGCTGGAGGCCGCCGACCCGATCGACGGCGTCGGCAAGGCCCTAGAGGTCAACGAGCTGACCAGCTCGACCGGCCGGCTGACCGACCTCGCTTACCAGCTCAACGCGACCAAGGTGACTTGGATCGCCAAGACCGGGGCACCAGTCCTGCTGACCTCGGCCGCCGAGTACGAGGTGTCCTTGATGGACGCCCGCTCGCTGGACTCGGTCTCCGAGTACGCCCTGGCGTCCGGCGGGTCCAGGGCGATCGGCGGCAACGTGGCGATGACGATCGGCTACGCCGGGACGACCGGAACCGTGACGATCACCGACACCACCCTGACCACGACCGTCACCGGCGGATCGGGCTCTAACTTGTCGATCCTGTTCAAGAACTTCCCGACCATCGCGGACCTCGTGTCCTACATCAACACTCGCCCCGGGTACTCGGCCACGGTGGCGCTGCCCCAGTACGGGGTCAAGGCCCCGGGCTCGTACAAGGCCGGCGTGACCGGCTACCTGGACCGCGTGGTCGGGGCCGGCATCTGCTCCACCTTCGGCGAGGAGCCGGGCCGCATCAAGGCGGACGCCCGCGAGTACTTCGAGGCCGTGGAGGGCACCGTCCTGGTGCAGCTCGGCGAGACGACCGCGGCCAACATCCCGGCCGCCGCCGGCCTCCCGGACGTGGCGTCAGGCTTCCTTGCCGGCGGCGCCAAGGGCGGCACCACCGCCGCGGCCTTCCAGGCCGCCATCGACGCGGCCAAGAAGCTGAACTTCAACTTCGGCTGCCTGCTGATCGCCCAGGACGCGACGGCCGACATCGCCGACGGCGAGACCGAGTCCAGCTCGACCTACGTGCTGGAGGACGTGATCTCCTACGCCCGAGCGCAGGCTGAGGCCTTGTCCACCCAGTTCGAGCGCAAGTTCCGGCAGTACTTCGCCGGCGTCATGGGCAGCTACGTCTCGGTGCAGCGCCCGCTGTGCGTCCGGCAGTCCACCAAGGGCCGCCTGGCGCTGTGCATCGAGGACTTCACGGCGCTCGGCCCCGATGCCACCTCGCAGCTCTACCAGCCGTGGTACGGCGCGGTCCTGGCCGCCGCCATGCAGGCCGCGGCCTTCACGGGCGGCATCGTCCACCGGGAGCCGCGCCAGAGCGGCGTCTCGCACCGCTACGGCGACTTCGACCCCAACAACCGCGGCGACGTGGAGGGGGCGCTGGACTCCGGCATCCTGGTCGCGTCCCGCGGGCCCGCCAACCCGACCGCGGTGGGCAGCCAGGGGCGCTGGACGTGGGTGTCCGACCAGACGTGCTACATCCGCGACAACAGCTTCTACGCCAACAGCATCCAGGCCATCTTCCTGGGCGACCTGCTGCAGATGTCGGTCGCGCTGGGCCTGGAGGACGGAATCGTCGGCGACAACAGCTCCGACGCCGACGCGCCGCTGGTCAAGAAGGCGACCGAGAAGCTGCTGGGGGACGCCCTCAAGGCGCGCATCCTGACGGCCGACGACGAGTCGCCGCGGGGCTTCTCGCTGGTGACGGCGGCCCAGGACGGGCCGACCTACACGATCGACGTGACGGGCTGCAAGCTCAACACGCTGATCTACTTCGCGGCCATCAACTTCACCGTCGGGCCGGTCGTGAGGAGGGCGTAATGGGCAAAAAACCACCAAATGAATGCCCGTCTTGTGGTGCTCCGGTTAAAAGAGCGTCGAGACTACGCAACCAGTATCGTGGCGATACCTATATGACGCCAGTTACTTACGAATGCGGAACTTCGGCCAGCGAAAATTGGTCACCTCCAATTTATCACTGCAAAGAAGGTGATTCACATAAAAGACCTACACCAAAAACTGAAAAGTCCGAGCCCCGCAAGAAGATAATGGGCAGCGATAAATATCCGCGTCGTCCAGCGGGAGAGCCGGTCGACGATCCGATGGTGGCTCGCAGCGCAGATCGCACCTACGAGTGGGGGCCTGCAGAGATACAAAGGAAGCGATTTCCGAACCAGCCTCCTCTCTACGATCCATCCAGAGGCAAGAAGATCAAGATCAACAGGGGTGAGGAGGCCGAAGTTGGCGATCATCTGGATGACTTCGGAATGATCCATCAGATAGTGAAAATTTCCAAAGATGGCAGGACGGTGACGACTGATTCGCCGAAAGGAAGGCGGGATCATCACGTCTCCGCCTTTGCTCATACGTTCAAAGTACCTCCTCCTACCCAAAAGTCAGAGTCCCGCGCCGCGATCCTAGCTCGCGGCATCCTGGCGGCGGTGGAGCTAAGGAAGGCCCACTACGGCACCGGCCGCGGCAAGTATCCTCGCCCGTGGAAGGATAACCAAAGCGGCCGGATGCACCAAGACCTGACGCACCTGCTGCCAGAGCAGTACCACGCGACGCACAGCATGGAGGCGAGCTGGCTGCCTGGCATGCCGCAGCACGTCTCGGCGAAGGTCACATATAAGCACCCCTCATACGGCACGAGCGAGGCGCTAGGGTTCACCTCGCACGGAGGGGCAAAAGAGTGGTACGAGGGATCTGGCGCGGCCAGCCAGCACTCTAAGGCTCACGAGATCCAGCCTCACGCTGACGCGGCATTCGGTCGCTTCCTACAGTCCAAGATGATGGCGCCTCACCACCCGGATAGAGGTTAATCCTCACGCCATGACCACCGCCACCAGCGACTTGCGCAAGAACTCCGGCAAGTTCTCGGTGTACGCCCTGAGCGATCCAGAGACCGACGAGCTGCGGTACGTCGGCATGACCATCAAAAAGCTAGAGGTCAGGCTCAACAACCACTGCTCTGAGGCTAACAGGAAGCCTTCCGCCAGTCACAGGACTAGATGGCTTCGTTCTGTCACCAGTCGGGGCCTCCGGCCCAAGATCGAGCTGGTCGAGGAACTGCCTGATGCGACGAGCATGGCAGAGGCTGAGGAGTACTGGATCACCCAATTTCGGGCCATGGGCTTCCGACTGGTCAACGGGAATGGCGGCGGCTGGGGAGGGCCTTCCAAGCCTCACTCAGAGAGCTTGCCGGCCGAGATAAGGGCGAAGATCTCCAAGAGCCTGACGGGCAAAAAGCAGTCGCCGGAAAGCATCGAGAAGAGAGTAGCCCACCTGCGAGGCGTCAAGACGGGCCCCCAGTCGCGCCAGAAGACGATCAACCACGCCATGGCCATCGGTCGCGGCCCGTTTCAGGACGAAGAGGGGGAAGTCTTTTATCTCATCAAAGATGCTGCTAAGAAGCACAAAATTCACTACACCACAGTTGTCAGTTCTCTGCGAGGACGTCCGATTCATGGACACGCCTTTGCGTACATCAAGAATATCGCAGACAAAGAGCATCCTCCCCAGGTCATTGCCCCCCAAAAACCAGATGGCCTCAAACTGTCGCGATCGAAACTCGGCAAGTCTCGGCCGGAGCAGCTAGGCCGAAAAGAATCAGAAGAGACGATCGCCAAAAAGAAAGCCGCCAACCTAGGCAAGATCCTACGTGCGAGGCCTTTCACCGACGGTCAACGTGTCTTTCAGACGTTAGGAGAAGCTGCCCAGCACTTTCAGGTCGGTCGCGCGCAGATACGCAACCGCCTGCGAGGGCAATCGAGTGCCATAAATCTGTGGCATGTGACTCACTCAGAAAAGGATGTAGGTCTATGACTACAGGTGTGATTTCTGGCCCACGGGTGCGCCTTGGTAGGATAGACCCCGCCACTGGCGTTGTTCGCTACTTCGGCATCTACGAATCGTGCTCCTTCGGGATGCAATACGATGTAGCCCCAGTTTTCCTCCTGGGAAGATGGACCGCCGCCGCCCTGGAGTACACCGCCGTCGAGCCGGTGAACATCTCCTGCACGGGCTGGCGAGTCGTAGGCCACGGCGCCCACACGGACGGCGGCCTCCCGCGCGTGCAGGACCTGCTGACGGCCGACTATCAGGTGCTGACGCTCCACGACCGCAAGACAAACCAGACGATCGCCACCATCCGCGACGTGCGACCAACCGGTTACTCCACGGGGTACGCGGCGAGGCAGCTTACGCAGATGTCCGTGTCGTACCTTGGCATACTTGTGGACGACGAGCTGACCGACAACTCCGAGCCGGCCGACTCTACCTTCCTGCCGCTCTAGTTGCAGCCCTGTAGCTCGCACCCGCTCGCATTCACTTGCTAGCGCCTCTCGGTCGGTGCTATCCTTCCCGCAGGAGGCACCGAGACAGATGAGCACCGAACCAAACCGGACCTGGCGCGAGCTGGTCTGGTCCGTCGCCAAGTACTTCAAGAACCCCACCCCCAAGCAGATATACGACCGCCTGGTCGCCAAGTACCCACGGCTGGCAGAGTCGCTCAAGGGCCCGTCGGCGCGGTCCTGCGTTCGGGCGGCCCTAGCCGGCCTTCGCGCCACTGGCTACCTGCGGAGCGAGGCCCAGAGCGCTGAGCTCGCTCGCCACCCGAAGCCGTGGAACCTGCGCAACAAGCGCCGCCGCGAGCGGGGGATGTGCGTGTCCTGCCCGCTTCCGGCCGTCAAGGTCGACGGGGAGAGCGTCGGTCGCTGCGCCGCCCACCGCGCCCAGCACTCCGAGGCGTGCGCCAAGCTGAAGCGCCGCAAGGGGATGCACTAGGATGACGCGCAAGAGCAAGGTCACCTTGTTGCTGGCGCCGCTCGTCTGCCTGTTGTGCCCGGCCCACCTGCTGGGATACCTGCTGGCCGCGCTCGGCGGCGCCAGGATCGCCGCCTACCACGGGTGGATGGACGCAGCGAGCGTCCTGATCGCCGTCGTCGCCATCGGCCTGTTTATCAGGCGCTGGGAGGGCAAGCGCGGCCACCACCACTGCAACCAACACCACGACCACTAGTACGGAGAGAAACATGAGTCTTTTCTACAAGATGTCTCAGCCAATTGTCGGCCCCCGCGGGGAGGTGCGCGTGCAGATGTCCGCCGACGAGCTGACGGCCTACGGCGTGCCGGAGATCGCCACGGCCGCCGCCAAGGGTAAGAGCTTCGAGCACCTCGGGGTTCACTTCGAGGCGTTCGAGATGCCCGACCCGCCGCAGGCAGGCGAGGCCGCAAGCCAGGCCGCCATCGACTCTATGGCCAGGCAGAACCGCCTGGACCGCCTGTGGGACGTGGGGATGACGGCCGCCCTCGCCATCATCTTCACGGCCATCGGCTTGTGGGGCGGCACCCGGCTGATCGCCAGCGCCCCTCCCTGCGCTCCGACCACGGTACTGGCCCAGCCGACCTGCGACGAGTCCACCGGGGTCTGCCGGTGAAAAGCTATGAGCTCGTCGCCCTGCATAAGGCCGGCTGGCCGGAGGAGGTCCTGCGTCGCCTCGTGGACGCGCACGCGACCGGCCTGAGCGAAGACAAGTCCCTGCTGTCGTGCCGCCTGGATGATCGAGATCTGGTCTTGCATAGGCAGCTCACGACATTGCCGTGGCTGGAGGCATGGGGCGACGCGCCGATCGGCACCTCCGCTTCCATGTACACCGACGGCAGCGGGGTGCGAACCGATCTGGCTGTGGGCTGCGCCGCGGTTATCGACTGGGGCAAGAGCAAGGCGCCCCTTCCGTTCGGGCGCTACGAGACGGGCATTCCGCGATCGGAACCTGTTACCGACCGTAAGTGGGTTGCCTCTCTCCGCATTGGCCCCGGCACGAACAACATCGCTGAGCTGACCGGCATCTGGCTGGCCATGGCGTGCTGCCCCAGGACCGACATCCGGCTCAAGATCTACTCCGACTCCGAGTACGCCATCGGGTCGCTGACGAGAGACTGGCGGGCCAAGCAGAACGTCGAGCTGATCCAGCAGATCTGCCGTCACATGGCCGCCCGTGGCAACGTCGAGCTAGAGCACGTTCGAGGCCACAACGGCGACCCGATGAACGAGCTGGCCGATCTGTGGGCTGGCAAGGCGCGTCTTCGCTAATTGCGATTCGCAATTCGTAAAGGATTCCGATATGTTCAAGCCAAAAACCAAGGAAGAACTGGCGGACCTGCGCGCCAAGAGGCCGAAAGCGGAAGCCGGGGCCGACAAGCACCACTTTGAGTCGATCCACCGCAGGCGCGGCGAGGACAGTCAGGTAGATGCCGTGTGCTCGCGCTGCGGCTTGGAGGAGCTAGACGTCACACCTACCCGCAAGGGCAAGACGGCGCGCTGGCGCCAGGCCGGTAGCGCCGCCCTGCTGCAAGCCAAGCCAGCTTGCGTCAAGAGTACTTCCGGCTGACCCCGATCTTCGCTCCGGTCTTCTTCGCCAGCTCCCGCAGCCGCTCCGCCTGCGCCTCTAGGTTCGTCGGCTCGCTGCGGCTCCTGCTTTTCTCCTTGATCCGCACCTCTTTCTGATTCAAGGCTTCGGTATCCTTAGCGAAATCGTCCGTACCCTTACGATCTGCGGCCTCCCTGGCCTCGCGCTCCGCGCGCTCCTGCTCGGTCTCCACGAGCATGGCGATCTCCTCCCGCCACCTCTCCGCCGCCTCCTCGCCCTCTGCCTCCGACAGCTCGTCGTAGGTGTGCTCGTAGTAATGGGCGAGCATGTCGGCCAGCGGCATGCGCTCGATCTCGAAGATGGAGGCGTTCAGGATGACGCAGCAGACCCTCTGGATGCGCCTGATCAGGTACTCGGGGGATGGCTCGGGGGAAGACGGGTCGCCCGCCTTGTGGTTGTGCCTGGCGAACACGTTGAAGGCGGCCAGGAGGCGGGCGGCTTGGAAATCGTCGATCACGAGAGGTCGATTACGACGATCCTGGAGCCGGTCGGCTCGGCCTGGGTCGGCTTGGCTTCTGGCGCCTCGAGAGGATGCAGCTCCAGGCTCAGCCGCAGCTCCTCGGCCTGCTCGGCGCGATTCAGGCGCTCCCTGACCGCCAAGGAGAGGTCGGCTAGGGCCTTCCTGTCCTGCCCGATCACGACTGGGCCTTTCGCATCTGGCCGCGAGCCTGCTCGGCTTGGGCGGCGCGCTGCTCGCGGACCTTTTGGACCTCGCTGAGCATCTTCGTCCCGATCTCCCGGACGAGGTCCGGGGGAAGGTCGTCTCCTTGCTTCGCGGCCCAGAACGCGGGAATCGGCGTGATCGCGCGGACCGGGATCTCGGCCTGGCACTGGGCGAGCAGGTAGTCGTTGTCGTCGTGCAGGCTGGTTGCGGCGACGCCACCCATGATCTGGCGACGGATGCGACCGATGGTCGCGCTGTCCGCCATGGACAAGCTGTACTTGAAGGTGAAGGACCCCTCGTACCTCTTGCCAGTGTCCGCGTCGGTGTAGTCGATATCGATCGTAAACTCGCTCTTGGGGGCAGGTGCGCTCATGCTGATACGATTAGCCGCCCTGGCGTCGAGAGTATCGAGATCCCGATATTCTTATCGAGATCCCGATATCGGAATCCTCCCCCCGTGGCTGACACGCTCGACAAGACGCTGAAGTTCGGTTTCGATCCCGCCATGCTCCAGGCGTCGTCGAGGCACATCGCCGCGCTGAAGCGGGAGGTAGAGGGGTTAGCCAAGGTGCTCGGGCCGCTCTCCCAGATGCTGGGGTGGGCTCCCGCGTCCGGCAGCTCGGCCGGAGGGCAGCCAGGCAAGGCCCCCGCCACCCCGCGGCCCACCTCCACGCCGGCTACCGCCATGAACCAGCGGCTGATGGAGTCGCGGTCGTTCTTCGCGGCCATGGCTTCCAGTTCCAAGACGGCGCTCCAGGGCATGACCAGGGCCCTGCAGACTGAGTCTAGCGCCCAGGAGCGAGCGGTAGCCAAGCTGCGGTCTGAGGTCGGCAAGCTGGCGGCGACCTACGGGGCGCTGTCCGCTGCCGCCGGGCGCGGGCAGCCGGTATACTCCGACATGGGCGCCTTGCGATCCCAGATGTATGCTGGGATGAAGCAGCTGGGAGACGCCCAGCAGGCCTACCAGTCGGTCAGGCGAGCCGAGCTGCAGGCCGCGGCGCTCGGCGGCCAGGGGAAGTGGGGGGCTCGCGCCGAGCTATTGCGCCAGGATCTGGGCGGCATCGGCGAGCGGTACGCCGGCATGATGGGCGTAGGCCCCACGACCATGCAGTACGGCGGCGCGGCCGTGCTGGGCGCCGTCATCGGCAAGACGATCTGGAACTCCATGAAGTCCGGCATGCAGGAAGCCCAGCAGGCCCCGCACGACTTCCTGTCTCGCGCCATGACCGGCAACACGCCCTACGCCCACGCGGCCCTGGCGGTCAAGCACGGCGACCTGGGCCTGATGCAGGCCTACCGCCTGATCCAGAGCAACGAGGTGGCCAGGCGCAGCTTCGAGGACCTAGCGAGGGGAGGATCGAGAGCCGTCAGCGGCTTCGAGAAGTCGGTCTCCGGGGGCGTCTCCTTCGACGCCGAGGGGTGGCGCCGGACCCAAGCGGCCATCGCTGGCGGCTGGGAGGCGTTCAAGATGAACCCCGTCGGAGGCCTCAACCAGGCGATGAGGGGTATCGGCAACATCCCGTCGCAGATGACCGGCGAGCAGATGGCCTACATCCAGCGATTCCGGGAGGCCTTCCCGCTGATGTTCGAGGCGCACAACCAGTTCCAGCAGAACGCCATGGCCGACGTCGGCGCGATGCGAGCGCTGGGGATGGGGGCCGACCGCCAGCGCAGCATCATCATGCAGCAGAAGGGCACCGGCGCGGTGGCCGGAGTGGACGAGTGGAAGACGAACAACGCCCTGCGGCTGCTGCGCGGCTTCGAGAATCGCGGTATATCACGAGGCGAGGCGCTGTCGGCCTTCGGCCAGATCGAGGGTGCCGCCGGCCTGGGCACGGCTCAGCGACTGGTCGGACTGGGGGTGCAAGGTCAGATCGGCCACCTCGGCGGCGCCGGGGGTATCCTGGGGGCCGCCGCCATGACTGGCGATGCCAGCGCCTTCTGGTCCAACCTAACCAACTTGGTCGGCCGCGGTGCTGGCGGGATGGACGTCGGCGCGGCCTCGCTCTACGGGCAGACGGCCGCCGGAGCGATGCTGAACGGGGCAGCCCCCACCAATGGTCTAGGAGTGCTCGGCGCCATGACGCAATTCGCCCGCGGCGGCAACGCGGCTGAGGACGTGTTTCAGGCGCGATTCGCTGGAGCTGGGCTAGCCGGCATCGGCCGGATCTCGCAGGGCAGGGTGGACCCGTACCAGTCGGGAACCAACCTGCTGTCCGCGATCGCTGCCGGACCCGGCCTGTCGGTGGGGGCCCAAGAAACCCTGGCCCAGATCGACCCTCGCCTGATGATCGACATTATGGGTGGGGCACCGATACCTGCCCATTTGCGCGTACAAGGTATAACCAAGGAGATGGTCCAGCAGTACGGTCGCAGCATCATGGCTCGCACCTACGACCGGGCCATCTCGGCGACCTCCAACCAGAACGGCCAGCTGGACGCCGTGCAGCGCCAGACGCAGGTAGTGCGCGGTCGGTTCGGCGGCTCGTTCGGGGACTACTTCCGGTCGCTAGGCAAGGGGGAGCAGGCGGAGGCTATCTCCGCCCGCGGCGCCTTCCTGACGCAGACTGGCCTGGCCGAGAGCGCGATGGTCGGCGAGTCGATGGCCAGGATCGAGGCTGGGATCGGCTCGTACGGCACGATGATCGGCGGCAAGAGGACGCCAGGCCGAGGCATCGGAGACGCGGCGGCTGGTTCTAACGAGCTGGCCCTGGAGGCCCAGAAGTCCAGGTTCCAGGGCGAGCTGGAGCGCGAGCGCGAGAACATGCCCAGCCTGCTGGCTGCCGACATAAAGAATATGCAGGCGACGGCCACGACCTTCGGTAACGTGGCGAACAAGGTCGGGATAGCGGTAGATGAGGTCTCAGCGGAGCTAAAGAAGTTGGCTCAGGCGATCAGCGAGACGAGGGCCCAGATAGTAGTCAGCGGGGGTCGGATGGGTCCTCGCTAGGATCTACGACGTAGGGGAGTCGCTTCTCGGGGATCCCTTCGTAAAAGAAGGGCGTTCCAGTCGTGTTTCTGGCTACGACCCAGTCTGCACCGATCGCGAACGATAGAGGGGCGTACTGTGCTCATCTTGATCTCTTTTTAGCAGGAGTCGCGTCGGCGTCAACCGAACCGAAATCTGAGCGTCGATGCCAGCTCCTCGCTACCACATCATCGACGACTTCGTCTCCGGCAAGCCGACCAGCGCCAGCGAGCGAGCTGCCATCAGGTATGTCTCTTACTCCCCGTACGGCATCGTCGCCGTCTTCCCGGTGGCGCTCCCGGCGTCCGCCGACCGCACCAAGATGGGGATCGACGACGGCGGGAAGACGAAGTCCATCTCCACGGATGCGGCCGACGGCGTGCGGCTGCGCTACCCGCCGCTGGTCATCACGGGCGACCTGGAGACGATCCAGACCCAGGAGCAGAAAGGTTCACCCACCTCGTCGCTCTCCGTCAAGCTGTCGCACTCGACGATCAACTACTTCTCGGCCGTCCTCCCGGGCGACTGGGTCATGGCCTGGATCTGCCCCAGCGAGGAGATCGGCCGGGACGTAGTCGCGCGCATCGAGCGCATGGAGCCCTGCAACGGCTTCCGCGACGGCCTACGGTTCGTCGGCAAGGTGCAGGACGTCCTCCGGGATACCGCATCCAGGGGCGATGGGCTCAACGACGTCACCTACCAGATCGTCGGCGCCGGCTTCACCGAGCTGGAAGCCCAGATCTTCTACGACCCGTACCTGGCCGAGGCCACCCCACTCATGGGGACCTGGCTGGCCCGCCTGAACCAGGCGATCTCCGACCTGCTAGGAAAGCCAAGCGACGACGCGGCTAGCTCGGCAGCCATCGACATCAACCGGGTCGTCCCCTTCCTGTTCAACATGCTGCTGGGGGAGGGCATCTCCAAGCGATTCGCCAACCCCGGAGACGACCCGGAGCTGGAGGGTCGCGTGGTCGGCCTGCGGCAGGGGTCGGGCGAGGCCCCGTTCGCCCTGACCGTTCCGGGCGAGGTGGGCCTGATCCTAGGCAAGCGGGCCCGCTCCCGAGGGACCGTCCCGGCCTACGCCGACATCGTCGAGCTGCTAACCGGCGTGCAACGGTGGACCAACTCGGCCGGGCGGGATGCCCCCGTGGCCGCCCCGTGGGCGAACTTCATCCCGGACGGGGTCGAGCCGCCGCCGGAGGGCGAGACGCAAGTTCCGTCCAGGAAGACGACCGGCACCAAGCTGCTGGGGCAGTTCATCCCTACCATCCCCGACTTCACGAACAAGCCCATCTGGACCGTGCTGCGGCAGTTCCTCAACCCGGCCATCAACGAGATGTTCGCCTGCCTGCGGACGAACGAGGCCGGGCAGGTGGTCCCGACGGTCGTGGTGAGGCAGATCCCGCTGTCTAGCGAGACGGTCACCGAGAGGGTGCGGCAGTCGAAGAACCTGACGCTCACCCCGATGCTGGAGGTGCCGCGCTGGGTGGGGCACCCGACCATCACCAAGCGCCGGCAGGAGCGCCGCACCGACTCGCTGCGCTTCAACTTCGTTCACGTCTACGGGCAGTCGCCGACGTCGCAGGCGCCGTCTCGGTTCACCTACCAGATAGTCCGCTCGCCGCCCGCGCGCAACGACCTGGACGTCCAGCGCTCCGGCATGCGGCCGTACATGGCCATGGTGACGTGCTCGATCGACGAGGAGCGCACCGCCGCCGCGACGTGGATCGGCATCTGCTCCGACTGGCTGCTGGACCAGCAGATGACGATAGGGGCGTCGGCGCAGCTGGAGCTGGTCCCGGCCCCGATCGCCATCGGGGACAACTACGAGTATCTCGGGGTGGTGTCGCAGATCGAGGGGATCTCGCACTACTACGCGGTGTCCGGCGGGAAGAAGTCGGCCGGCACGAACCTGTTCCTCACGCACGGGGTGCGCTCCGACGACGATCCGGGGTATCAGGACCGATCCCAAGGGGACGCCTACATCTTCGCCGGGACGCTGGAGTCGGACATGACCGCCTACGAGCCGTCGGCCTGGGTCTCCGAGGAGCGACCGGAGCCGCGCTACGCCAACACCGCCAAGGAGGCAGAATTGCCGGGAGATCGGTCGGAAGATCCAGAGAAAGAGCTGGACGACCTGCTCAAGTCGCTGCCGTAAGCCTGCTACCTGCACGTCGGAGCCGGCGAGAACCTGAAAAAGGCAGGCGACGCTTGTTCATCACTATGGAGTCGAGGGTTGTGTGCCCTCGAACGCCGCTCTCGCCGGCCCCAATCCCCCTCTCGTGCTCCTCCCCCACTACCTCTCGCCGCAAGGCCCAGCGTCGCCGGACTCCTTCTCCGACTACCTGCTGAAGCCGGGCGAGGTGGTCGGCATCATCTACCCCGAAGATCCCTTATCTATCAGCAAGAAGCTTATCGAGTACGACGTCGAGGTCCAGTTCCTGGATCCGCAGAGCCGCACCGGCCGCGGTCGCCCCTACCGGGCTACCCTGGCGAACCACCTGGCGGGAGTCGCCGAGCGGGAGGTGCTGATCCTGCGATCCGATACCCCCAACCGATCGACCGGCATAGGCCGAGGCTCGAAGGTGCTGGTCGCGTGCCTGAACGGCGAGCAGAACAGCGCGATCATCGTCTGCGGTCTCAGAGACACCGAGGCCGACAGCGACCGCGGGGCGCGAGACGCCGGCGAGATCTACCGGCGCGACATCAACGGGATCAGCGAGGTCGTCAGGCGGGACGGATCGATGCTCCTGCAGGCCACCGGCCCTAGAGACCTCAAGAACGAGGTCACCGAGGAGCCGGATCGCATAGGGGGCCTGCAGATCGAGGCCAAGGGCTCCCCTGCCATCGGGCTTACCGGGACCGCCGGCGGCACCTTCGAGGACTACGTTCGGGCCAACGCCGCCGAGCGCAAGATAGAGGTCAAGGCTCAGGGCGGGCTGCACGTCGGCAGGGCCACCGACTCCATGCCGTTGTTCTCTACTTACCGCCAGGCGGAGGGCAGCCTGCACTCCCAGCTGCAGACCCAGATGACCCTCTGCCAGGCGGCCCTGACGACCGCCTCCACGACCCTGTCCGCCGTGGCCACGACCCTACTGATACCCGTCGTGGGCCCCATTCTGGCGGCGCCCGGGGTGGCTCTAGTAGCGACCCAGCTCTCGCTGGTGGCGCAGTCCTTCCTGCAGATGCAGCTGGCCTTGCAGCAGTTCGAGGCGCAGGGCCAAAAGTATCTCTCGTCGCTGAACAAGAACGATTAGGTCCGCCAAGTAATCGCCGCCGGCAGGGCAGCTACCGCATCAGTATGCCAAACAGCCAACCAACGGATATTGCCTCTAGGGCGAGGGCGCTGCTGCGCCGGGAGGTGCAGTTCGACCTGCGCGCCCGCGGCCGGAGGGACGTCCTCACCGGAACGCTCGTCGCCTACGTCCCGATGGGCGCGACCCTAGCCGAAGCCACCGTCAAGGTCGACGACCCATCGATGTTCGACGGCCTCGAGTCACCCGACGAGCCCCGCCTGCGGGCCGAGGTCGCGATCATCCGCACGAACGACCCGGAGACCGGCGCCGTGCGCTTCTTCACGCCGCGAGTCCAGCAGGTGCGGGGGCTGTCGTGAGCCGCGTATTCTTTACTTCTGACCACCACTTCGGTCACGCTCGGGTCATCCAGTACGCCAGCAGGACGTGGGCGAGCACGGTGGACGAGATGAACGAGAAGCTGATCGATAGGTGGAACTCCACAGTCTCTCCTGGCGATACGGTATATCACCTCGGAGACTTCGCCCTGATCCGACCTGACAAGGCCGCCTGGATCGCCTCCAGGCTCAACGGGACCAAGCACATACTGTGGGGCAATCACGACAAGAACCTGCGCCACAACGAGGAGTTCCTCGCCCAGTTCGCTTCGTCGGCGGATCTCGCGACGGTGCGGGTGCCAGACCTATCGGCTCCAGGAGCGTCGCAGATCGTCGTGCTGTGCCACTATGCCATGAAGGTGTGGGACCGCTCGCACTACGGCACTTGGTCGCTGTTCGGGCACTCGCACGGGTCGATGCCCGACGACCCGCACTTGCTGTCCATGGACGTCGGCGTGGACTGCCACAACGGCTATCCGGTGCCCTACGAGGCCGTGCGGGAGCGGATGAGCCGAAAGAAGTGGAAGCCCGTCGACGGTCACGGCCGCGATAGGGACTAAAATCCCCTCGGTATGCCCCCCGCCCCACTAGGCAGACTCTCCTCGGCCGCCCAGCTAGCCGCAGATAATCGCTCCCCCTCCATCGACGTCGTCCGCTGGTTCCAGCCGGAGACCGACTACCTGCGCTGGGATCAGTCCTTCCCCTACCAACTACTGGTCGTCCGGCGAGAGCACGGCGGGTCGTGGCGCCAGCTGGACGGCTGGCAGTTCACCTTACCTATCCCGCCTAGATCTCTGCGGATCCAGACACCAATCCCAACCGACCTGATCCTCAACGAGGACGGGGCAGTCGAGATCACGAACGACATCCGGCTGCGAGTCATATCGCTGCAGGGGACCACGGGAGTCCTCCCCCTGCGGCCGGCGGCGCACTACGCCCCGTTCTCCAGGGCCCAGACCATCATCGCCGGGGTGGCCAGCCGCAACTTCGCCGACAACGTCGCGTCGCGCGGAGCGGAGGCCCAGCGATACCTGCCGCCCAGCGTGGTGACCGACGATCAGATCCTCGGCGACGTCGGAAAAGTTAGCGGATACGCGCAGTTCCTGGAGCTCGAGAAGTTCATCGAGCGCTACCACGCCTTCAAGAAGACGACAGGGGGGCGCGAGTGTCGGCTGGCGCTGGCCGTATGGAAGAGTCAGCACGTATGGCTGCTCACGCTGCAGAGCTTCGACCTCGCCCGGGTCATACCGGACGTCTACTCTTATCCGTACTCTATCGTAGGACGCAGCGACGGAAGGATCTCGCTGGATGCCTCTCCTGCTGCCTTCCAGGGGCCTGCGCCCTTGTCTGCCGACCCCAAGACCCTGGCCTCCACGCTGCGGACCATGAACGCCGTGCGGTCCGCCTTGGCACAGCGAGCGGACCTGATCGGCTCCGCCTCCGGCAGCTTCTCCGCCCTGGTGAACGAGCCGGCTAGGTCTATCTCCCTGGCTCTCAGGGACCTGTCGGGCGTGTCCGCCTCCCTGGCCGACCTGCCCCGGTCCATCGTGGCCGCCAGCAAGGCCGCCGTGGTATCGCTGATCGCGTCCAGGGCAGGTTCTGACGCCATCCCGACCGGGCTGGCCAGGGCTGCGGCCATGGGGTCCGAGGTGGAGCGGGTTCGCGCGCTGGGCGCCCTGCTGGCCAGATCTGACACCAGGACCGCAGCGCTGCTGTCATCCGGGGCGCTAGCCAACCTGCCGGCCAACGACATCTTCGCCAACCCCGAGAAGCATCACGAGTTCTTCGCCGGCATCAAGCCGGGAGACCTGCAGCTGCCGCTGGCGGTATCCGCAGCCATATCCGCCGAGAGGGCCAGGGTGGCCGCCGTAACGGCCGAGGAGTACTCGCGCCAGCGGGCCGGGGTCCAGCTCGCGGCAGACAAGCTGGCGGCCACGGTGGGACTGAGCTCGCCTACCTACGAGGCGACCGTCGGCTTGGAGCTGCCGCCCGCCCAGCGGGCCGCCACTGATGACGACTTCCAGTCGCTGTTCGCCTTGAACCAGCTGGCCATGACACTGGACCTGATGGCCGCCAGGGCCCCTCGCCAGGTCGACGCCACCGCCGCGGCCATGGAGTACGTGTCCGGGCTGGCTTCCGACGCCGGGATGTCAGTGGAGGTCCCCCGCAGCAAGCTGGCCGTGCCGTTCCCGGCCGGGATGACCCTGCAGCAGGTGTCTGCAATGTACCTGCCGAACTCCGACCTGGACGACGGGGCCCAGGAGCTGGCGACGCTGAACAACCTGCGAGAGCCGTTCGTGGACGAGATCGGCCGCGCCATCTCGATCCTGGCGCCCCCCACCGGCAAGACCGTGACGATTGGCGAGGACGGGGCCGGGCTAGTGGCGGGACAGCAGGTGGTCCTGTCGGCGAGGTCGCAGCCGGATCTGTCAGCCATAGTCCTATCGCTGTCGCGAGTTGGGGGGTCGTGGCTGGTCGGCCTGAGCGTCGATGCCAGCGGCTACGCCCCCTCGCAAGGGGGCTACCTGCGCGTTTTCGCGCCCGGGACGATCAGGGGCGGACAGATCCTCTGGATCCCCAGTCAGGAGGACCCGTCCGAGGACGACTTCGACGTGCTGGATCCCAGCACCCCTGCCGACCAGCTCCCGCTGCTAAAGATCTCCGGCACCGACCTGCTGCTAGATCAGAACGGCGACATAGTCATCACTCCTGATGGGGACTTCCTCTATGCGCGCGGCCTGGCGCTGGTTACGCAGGCGGTGCGAGTGGCGGTAGGCACGCCTCGCGGGGCGTTACTGCGTCATCCGTCTTTCGGGTTGAGGGAAGTCGTCGGCCTGAGAACTGGCGACTTCGACCTGAAGGACGTGACCAAGTCTATCCAGGAGACTTTCGCCGACGATCCGCTGTTCAGGAGCGTGGATGCGGTGGCCGTGAGTCAGGACGGGTCGACGATAGACGTCGCGACCACCCTATCTGTCGCTGGGTCTAATCGGCCGGTTCCGGTGTCGGTTCAGCTGCGGCAGATCTAGTCATTGCATGCTGTGTCCGCAACCGGGCGGTCTCAGCGTGCTGTGGGTCCTGCTCGATGCCAACGAAGCGGCAGCCTTCTTCAATCGCTGCGACTGCCGTTGAGCCGGAGCCGGTGAACGGGTCCAGAATCAGGCTGCCAGGTGCCGCTATGAGGCGAATCAGGTGGCGCATGAGCGCGATCGATTTTACCGTCGGATGCGTGTTGCGGTCGAACAGGCCGAGGCTGCGCTCTTTGGTTGAGGGCTTGGCTTGGTAGAAGAAGCGGGAGGCGCCGCCGGAGTCACCGACTACAGG